AGTTATTGATATGTTTAATAATACAAATAAAGTGTTTCCATATAAAATTCAACTTATTAAAATAGATAAAAACATATTTAATACAGACATTATTGTAGAAAATCAAATTTGTCAAACAATTACACCACTTAAAAATGAATGTTACACATACTTTTTAATTAATAACTCTGGAGATGTGGAGGCTTCAGAACTTGTTCTTGGAGATTATGCAATAGCAACATATTGGGCAGAGTATAGAGATATGAAATATAAAAATTGGTTTATTGGTAAATATATGGTGCGCTATGTATAAAAAAGATTTAGAGTCTCCAAAAGTTAGAGTATTTGAAAATTTTTTAGATGACTCAACATGCAACTATTTAATAGAGTATGCTCAAAAAGAAGACCTTTGGAACAACTTTAATAATTCTATAAAAAGTTATATCTTTAAAAATGAGGAAGAGTATATATCAGCAGGAAAGCAGTGGAATAATAGAAGAATTGACATTAATGAACTCTACCTTCAGGGTATGGAAAATAGAAAAGAACTATTTGACATTGTTTTACCTCTTCAATATAAAATGCATGAAGAAGTTGTAGATTTTTTTAATCCAGATTTTGATTTACATAGTGAACTTTGGGAAATTGTTAGGTGGCAAAAGGGTAATTTGCAGGAGCCCCATGTAGATCATATTGACCCAGACTTTGATCTTTCATCTATAGACATTGATCTAGTTCCAGAAGAATGTAAATATTTTTTTGAAGAAAGAAATATAGAAAAATATAAAAGACTATTTACTAATAAAGCCTTTACATCTATAATATATCTTAATGATGACTACGAGGGAGGAGAGTTATACTTTCCTCAGCATAATGGATTTGAGATAAAACCTAAAAAGGGAACTATGCTAATATTTAGTGGAACCATAGATAACATGCACGGAATAAAGGAAGTAACAGAGGGCACAAGGTATACCCATGTTACTTTCTGGTCTAATAACATATCTAAATCTAGCAAGATTGCTTTTGATAAAAAGATTAACAGGCTTTTAATTGATAAAAACAATAAACCAATAATGAGTGCTAACACCAATGAATAATAAAGAAAAAATTGATATATTTTTACAACTATGCTATAATTTATTAAAAGGGGAAAACAATGAATAATATAATTTCTTTTATGTCAAACAGAGTCTGGCTTAAAAAAGACAGCACATCTGTTCCTACTCCAATAATCAAACATATTCCAGACTGGTATAGAGAAGCAGATAGATTTGCAAAAATGCCTAATGGTGAATACTATATAGCAGGACCAAATGAAATTTGTCCGCATCCAAAAGAAGGCACTACAGATGACTATGGGAAGATGCCAACATGGAAAGCATGTCCAGCAGTGTTTGATGTTTTAGGAACTGGATATTCTTTAAATCTTCCTTGTGACATAGAGTTTATACAAAAAGATGAAAAAACTTTGACGGTAAATATAGAAGACAAACAATATAAAGATTTTTGTACCCCAAGACCACCAATGCAACAGTTTAAGCATCCAATGGGATACTATGAGAACCACTTTGCTTGGTTCTATGACTGGGCTATTAAAACGCCACCAGGATACAGTGTATTGGTCACACAGCCTTTCAATAGGTTTGACCTACCATTCCTTAACACCTCTGGTATAATTGATACAGACAAGGTTCATTATCCAGGATCTTTACCATTTTTTATTGCAAAAGGCTGGTCAGGAACTTTAAAGGCTGGAACTCCATTTGCACAAATCTTTCCTTTTAAAAGAGAAGATTGGTCATCAGAAATAGTAATAGAGAACCCTTTGAACATGTTAACAAACAATAGAAAGAATTCTGACATTTATAGAGTTCCAGATGGCGGAGTTTATAAAAACAAAGTATGGAGTAGAAGGAAGTATGAATAATGACACAGTATGATGAAAACTCAAATCCCTGGTTTACAAAAGATAGATCAGAGACAGCCTCTAATAGAGTTGCTCCAAAAGAATTAAGTAATGGGTTTGTTGCTGAAAACCTTGGACTAGGTCTTCATGTATACCATAATACATTTTCATTAGATGATGCTAATAGATATATCAATACTCTAGAGTCTAATTTGTCTAACGGAAAAAAATATAGTTGGGCAGAGGCTAAGGTAACTAACTCAGATATGCCAATCAAAAAGGCTAGAGATGCTGTAGACTTTAAGTATAAGCAAGAAAATTTAGGTCCAAGAGATGAATATAATGCCGAACTTCTAGACCTACATCAAGAAATTTATGAAAAACTAAAGATATGCATAGATGATTATGCTGAATATTGGGGAATTAATGTTGTCTATTATGAAGCATTTAACTTTGTAAAATATGATGGAGAAGGTACACATTTTAATATTCATGCAGATCATGGGCCAGCATATAACTGTACAGTTTCTGCAGTAATCTATATTAACGATGACTATGAGGGTGGAGAAATAAAGTTTCCAAGATTAGATAATCTAGTTTATACACCAAAAGTTGGAGACATTGCAATCTTCCCATCTAATTATATTTATGAGCATGCATCACTTCCAATGAAATCAGGCACAAAATATTCTGTTGTAATTATGACAGATATCAATGAATTAGCACACCAACAAGTTAGGAGCATATAAATGCAAACATGGACAGAAAAAGTAGACCTTGGCAATGGAATCTTTTGTTATAAGGGCGTTATTAAAAAAGAATTTGACGTAATCAATAGAATTGAAAGCAATCTTGGATCTGTTGCTGAGTATGGCTCTTTGTCTCCAGAAGGATTTCCTTATCACTGGATGCCAGCATATGTAGGATATCAGCAACTAATGCCAGACTATAGAGATTGTGTAGATTTTAAATTTAAGAAATCAGATATAGAGCATGATACTGGAGAAAAATCTAAAAATCTACAGTCTTTGTGGCAAGACCTGTATGATGCAAAACTACCAGTAGTTGAAGACTATTCAAAAATGTATAACATAAATAATTTGCAGTATTGGGAAGCCTTTAACTTTGTTAAGTATGGAGCAGGACAGCACTTTATGGAACACCATGACCATGGATTCTCTTATAACTGTACAGTATCTTTAGTGTCATATGTAAATGATGACTATGAAGGTGGAGAACTTTTCTTTAGATTACAAAATCTAAAAGTCAAGCCAGAGGCTGGAGATTTATTTGTTTTCCCATCAAACTTTATGTATCCTCATCAGGCAATGCCAGTAACTTCGGGAGTTAAATATTCTATTGTTACAATGCTTGACTATAACAAAAAATACCATACTCAAGAAATGTACAAAGGGGACTAAAGTAGATGTATAACATATCGGTAGAAAAGGCTCAAGGATGTATATTTGAAATTGCTCCAATGTCAATTAAAAGAGACTGGATGGATGCAACAGCAGAGAACCATGCTTACCGATGTTTTCCAGTTACACAAGCAAATGTAATTGGTTATAGCCTTTCATGCACAGAGGATATAGAGTTTCTTTGGGACGGAATAAATGATCAGACACAGGATCACGTTACAATTTTTAGCCCAGAAGGTTCTTATGCTGGAAGGGGTCAGTCTTCTATTAGTTTAAATACTGGACTTATATTTAGAACAGATCAAGATGTTAGCATATTTACATTTACACCAGTAAATTATTTTAGCGATGATTTTGAAACTATGTCATCTTTAATTAGTACTTCTTTTTATGACAATCCTTTGCCTTTAGCAATTAGAGCAAAGGCTGCTAATAAGAGGGTTGTTATAAAGGCTGGAACACCAATTGCCACACTCCTTCCAATATCTTTAACAAGTTTAAATAATACAGAAATAAATATTGTTGAATACAAAGATCCTGGTAGACAAAGAGAGCAGGCAAACATAGCCTATGGAGAGGCTGCACAAGTGATAAATACATCTGGAAACTGGACAGACTGGTATAGAAATGCTGTTAATGAAAAACAGGAGTCTTTGGGAAGCCATGAAGTAAAAGCGCTAAAACTTTCAGTAAGAGATAATCTTAATGGTGATATACTATGAGCATGGAACAAAATAAAGATTCATATACAGTAGTAAAAAGAACTCCTTCTATAACTCCATCAGGTTGGTTTGGAAGCAGTAAAGATATGATTGTTGAATTAGAAAATTTTATGACTCAGGAAGAGATAGAGTTTTTAGAAAAGGCTGCAAAGTCTTTAACTATTTGGGATGTAACAGAAAGTCATAAAAATGAAAATGGAACAGTTACCTATGACTCAGATTATTGGAAAGATAGGGTTGCAACTCAGCCAACTTTAGATAAAAATGATCCAAATATTTCTCCAATAGTTGCTGGATTATTTCAAAGGCTAAAGCCAATTGTTGAAGAGTTTTATCAGGTAGAGGTTATTCCAACAGGAACTACCATTGTTAAGTGGCTTCCTGGACAATTTCAAAAACCTCATGCAGATAAAGAACTTCATGAAGGACCAGATGCAGGAACTCCAAATGATTTTCCAAATTATGACCTTTCCAGTTTGTTTTATTTAAATGATGATTACGAAGGTGGAGAGTTATATTTCCCAAATCAAGGAGTTCAGTTTAAGCCTAAGAAAGGTGCTGCTTATTTTTTCCCAGGGGATATGAACTATATTCATGGAGTAACAGAGATTAAGAGTGGTCTTAGATACACATGCCCATTTTTTTGGGAGATCGTTAAGCATACAGGAGATAGACAGCCATGACAGATATAAAACTAGAGGCAATTGAGATATATCCAAATATCCTTGTGTATAAAAATATGTTTAAAGATATTTCAAAATCTTATAAAATTTTAACAGATTCATTGATAGAAACAGAAGATAGACTCTTTAGCCCTTGGACA